AAATCTCCCGCAGATATGACAGAAGAGCATCCAGACACCACAATGATTTCCGGCATGGAAAGCCTGCTGAAAAATGCGCGGATTTGCAGAGAAATTATCCGGTCGCAGCCGAACAGGCCGTATGAGCACTACTGGAAAGAGTTTTTGAAAACCCAGCAGGTGCGGAACGCGCTACTGGGGGATTCCGGCAACCGGGACAGGCGGGAAGAGTAAAAAAGAGGGGAAAAGGAAAATTTGCAATCATTGCAAATTCGCGTACTCACCTTTTCCCGGTCAGTCCGGGCTTGTCGCGCCAGTAGTCCGCTGCCGGAACAGAGTGTTTGCGCTGCCAGTCTGCCAGCCTCTTTCCCGTGCTGTGGGGGCGTTGAAGCATTAGATTGATGCTGGTGTGCCACACGGGCACGGTCCCAATCTGGGACAGATACGACAAAAGCACGTCAATGGGCAGATAATAATCCCGCATGGCGTCGATGACCGTTTGGCGGACGTGCCTGCGGATAATCAGGGCGTGGGTCTGGCAGTAATATTTCGTGAAAGGGATGTCGGAGATTCTGGCCGCCTTTTTCAGCGGGACAATTTCCAGGGGCGCATGGTTCCGCCAGGTAGGCTCGTTAAATGTTGTGGCGCGGCGGTACAGACGGATGATGCCGATTTCAGGATGCCGGGAAACCGCTTCCCGGCAAACGCAGGAAATATCGTCAGCGGACATAGGGGGATAAGATGCGGGCACGCAGTCCGACTCCCCATATATAGTGAGGTCGTCCGCATCCATGTAAGTTTCCAGCATGGTTGCAAAGTTGGCGCGGAGCGCATGGACGTGGCCGCACCAGGTGTAGCCCAGTCCGTCTGATAAATAAGACGCGGAATGCCCCAGGCTGGGAATGTGTTTGACTTTGTTCCGGAGGCCGGACGTATCATTATTGCCCAAAAAAGGATGGACATGGTAGCCCAGTGCGGTAAGTTCGTCTTCGCCTTCCAGCATTTCCCCCGGTGTGTAGAGCAAATAGGCGTGCATTTCCGATTTTTTTCCTTATTTATTTACTTCCATAGGGGGGTAGGGCCGCATGCCTTTACGCATCCGCGCCTGCGCGCGATATGCCCCCTCCCTGCATACATGCACTGCACATATTTTACATGTTTTACATGTTTTACATGTTTTTTCCGCGCGGCCCATCATTTTATCTCATCTCGCCACCCGCAATCAGGCGGGGAACAGGACAGGCGTGTACCACATGTACCATTTGATGATTAAAAAGACGAGTTCCGTGTCGTCCAGCTTCTGCTGCAGGTGTTTGTTCCAGGTTCCGGAATCCCGCAGCCGCAGGAGGTAAAACCAGACGACGATTACATTCATCTGAATCAGCCTCCACCGGAGGCTTTCGTTGCCCTGCGCCGAAAGCATATATCATGTCGAGGTGTACGCTGTGCGGTATTGTATGCGGGGGGGGCAGGGGTCAAGCTCCGAATGGGCCTGCTGCGGATTCCGTGTCGTCCGGTTTCCGGTCTTTGGATTTTTCCCCTCCGCCCCATGAACGCTGGGCTTCCCACGTTTCCAGAAGGACGGCTGTCAGGCAGGCGAGATTTAGTACTACTTTTCCGTATTCGATTGTTCCGGGGGAGTAGTGGTGAGGGTCGTCCACGGCTGTCTTCCCGCCGATTTGGGCCAGGGAGATTATTTTGGAGACAATCTGGTCGTACCGGGGCTTATCGGAGAGGTGCAGGCTTCCGAGCATTTGCAGGAGGTCGTTTTTGTTCTCCGGCTCCATGATGATTATTTTGTCCGCCCACAGAATATCGCTGATTTCCACCGGGCGCGACTTGTGGCTTTTCAGGCTCCCCTGGGAGACGGTCTGGAAGGCCCGCTGAAGGGATTTGGGCACGCGCTGCTCCTTGTCAACGTGCAGTCCCGCGTCACGGACTTCATAGCTGTCTCCGTAGGGGGAGTTCCGGATGAATTCCGCAACGAACGGGCTGCGGTGCATGTTGCTGTGGCATAACACTAGGATGTTGTCTTTCATAGGCATGCAATTATAGGCGGAGGGGGATTGCTGTAAAGTAAATCAGTCGGCGGCCACGGATAATTTCAGGTCCCCCAGATATACCGCGGCGGGGTCTGCATCCGTAATCCGGTACAGGGTTGTCAGACTGTAGGAACCGAGGGCTGCGTATTCCGCCGCCGTAAGGGATTTTACCTGCAAATAGCGCTGGTCGTTGTCTTCCCGGTTCAACATGGCTTTGGGGTTGTCGGCATCGTATAGGGATTCCGTAATGCTGGGGCGGGTCATGGAGAGGCCCCCGGCATCCTGCCAGGCTAAAAACCCCTCCTCATACAACGGGCTGTTGATTTTCAGCTGGTCTATTTCAGCCTGCTGCGCTTTCAACAGGGCGCTGAATGTAGCTGAGCCGAGAAACACTACCGGGTTGCTGTAAGATACCGCATTGTAAAACCCGATTGTCGGATGGAACCGCATCATCTGTATGGACGGTCCGGCCAGCCAGTCCGCGAAGCCGCCGCTGGAACCGTAGGTGAAATAAAGCTGTATATCGTAATCCGTTGTGCCGGGGCCGGTCTGGGCGGGATGGATGATTAGGCTTGCTTCGTCCGGAGAGCCGTAATACGGCATCAGGTCGATGCAGGACAGGTTGTCAATATCCACCAGATTTATCGTACTCGCTTCCACGTTTTCAGCGTCCAGTGAGCTTGTTTTCAGGTATTGGCTCACAGTTACTGACCCGGTGAACAGGGAGGATTCCGCCACATTCAGCGTTTGAACGAAAGTTTGGCCTCCCAGAGTGAGATAATCGACAGAAATAGAGAATTCCCCGGTGTCCATTATCAGATACCCCACACCCCCGCTGGTTTTCAGGGTCAGCGTGCCGTTATTTCCGTTGGTATTGATATTGACGTTGCCGGTAAAGGTTTTTTCGGCTTTGACCGTTTGCGGGGTGTCCAGGGTCATGTAGGACAGGGACAGGCAATTAAACTGCGAATCCACATAATTTTTGTTGGCGGCCTGTTCCGCCTTAGTGGGATCCTTGACGACAATGGAAGCATCATTGTGCCAGGAAAAATCGAACTGGCAGGCAGGGATAATCTTATCTTTCATCCATGCGCCGTTGACCACCCGCTCATGGTAGAGGATATAGGCCGCATTATCGGAAGTGGATTTGCAGCACAACCGGTGATTGTTGTTGTCGGCAGTCGTGGGAGAATCAATCAGTGAGCCGAATATCCAGGTATGGCCGAAATTGCCGGGGTCGATTTTCCCGGTTTCCACGCGCACGGTATCATTGAACTGGGCATGGCCGCCCACGGTGAGCGACTGGCTGGCAGTTACGCCGGAATTGAACAGGGCGGAACCGTAAACATTGACGCTGTTGTTCGCGGTGAAACTGGATTCCGCGTAAATGTTGCCGCCCCTGGCTTTCAACATCAAGTGCGTTCCGGAGGAAATCCTCACGTTGCTGGAACCGACATGCTCAATGGTCAATACCGGATGCCCGCTGCTGCTGTCGCCGGGGACGTTGGTTGCGTACAGGATATCAGTGCCGGTTACGCTGTCGACATGGCCCTTGATTCCGGCCATAAACGTATTGCCGCCCTCAAAAACGTTATCCGTCTGCAAAGAGGCGTAGCCGCTCAAATCTACAGACATAGACTTGGTATCAGGGTCCAGCTCCATGGGAAGGGTCAGCGTGATGTTTCCGGAAACGCCGTTGATGGTAGTGCCGGTAGCCTTGCTCGCCATGTCATCGACATACTTCTTGTTTGCCGCCTCATTGTTGGAAGCGGGGGCGGACGCAATGACGGGAGGGGATGAAAAAGTTTTCACGCCGTCAATCGTCTGGTCGCCTGCGGTCAGGACGACCGTTTTGTCGTCCAGGGACAGGGAGATATTGCCTTTTTCCCGGTCGCCGGTGATTTTCAGGCCGGAATCCAGAAGGATGTCCCCGGATGCCCCGCCAATCGACGTGACTACGCCCTGCAATGCCTGCTTGATGTCTTCCAGAGCCTGTTGGGCCTTGTCCGCCGCATCCTTGGCAATGGCCGCATATTTTTTTGAGACAAATCCGCCGTCAACCTCCAAGGTGATAGTCCCCTCGTTCCCGGAAGGCAGGTGCAGAACCCCGCCGACCTCATCATTGACGGATTCATCGTCCAGAACGGGGGTGATTCTTGGAAGGGCGGTGAAAGTCCCTTCCATGAGGGGGGTTTCATCGTTGCTGGCACTGATGAGAAACACATCATATTTCCAGTTCCCCGGAGGCACGGAATCCCATTCAATCCGGGCGCGACCGTTTTCGTCCACGGAGCATTTCAAATCTATCCTTGGGTACGTCCCGATACTGCCGTGGAGGGTGTAGCCCTCAAGGGGGAAAGGCTCATTTTCATACTCTGCGGACAGTACCAGCGCCTGCCGGAGTCCGGTAACGCTCTTGATGTCAAAATGGGCGGCTTGAATCATATAGGCACACTTTGTTTCAAAGGGCGCAGGCTGTCAAACCGCAAAGCGCACGGAACCCCGCACATATGGCATCCCGCGCGCTTTTTTGAAATTTGCAATCATTGCAAATTTTTCAGGGCTTGTTCTTCCCCGCCCAATTGCCTATCTGAAAGCAGTTCAGCGCCACGCGGCGGAAGCCTTTGAGGGGATGCTTATGCCAGAATGGCATTACGGCGTAGTCCAGAATATAGCAATCGCCCGCATTCTTGCCCGCCAGGAAGGAAAACCGCAGGGGGCCGCTCTGTGCGGCGGGAACGCGCAGGGTCATTTTCAATCGGCCGCCAAGATGGCGGTGCAGGATTTCCACCAGCCGGAGAAAATTGCCGATATAGCACGGATGGACGGCAATAAAATTTCCACGGCGGTTTGTTACGCCAAAATAGCAATTTTCCGCGCAGCAGTTTTGGCCGGAGTCGGCCATATTGGCGAAAAAGGCAAACCGTTCGAGGCTGGCAATGCACGTATCGTAATTGATGGCAATGGTGCATTCCGGGCTGCCGGGCATCGACCGTTTCCAGAACTGCGTGAAGTAGTTCGGCTTGTCGGGGTAGATTCTTCCCGATTTGGGTGCAATATGCCCGCAATAACCTGCCGGCTTGTCGGCTTCCAACCGTTTCCGGGTAATGACGGCCAGCGCCACACAGTCAGAAGCTATCAGACGAGTGTATCTGGATTCGCAGGCATAATGTACTTTCTTGCTGGTGGTCCCGGACGGCCCAATACGGAGTTTCGCCTTGTTTGAAAGATGTTTCAGCACGTCCAGCAATTCGCGGCGGAGCTGCTTCCGGTCAAGCTGCCCTGACAGGCGGGGCCAGGGCTGTTCCGGCCAGTCAACATAAAGTTCCTGGGGCGTCATTTCAAAATTACTGCTCATGATGGGGCGTTCTGTTTTTCTCGTGCTTTTTCCGGCAGTCGGTCATCAGGGCGGAAATGCGTGTCTGGATAATCCGGTTTTGAGCCAGGACACCATTGATGGCTTCCACCGCCTTCACCGCATGGGCGTACTGTTCCGGGTCTTTGTCCGGGTCCAGCCGGTCGCGCAGGCCGGTTAACTGGTAAAGGATGGCCAAATCCACCTTGTGGGTGCGGTAGTAATACCTCCATGCCTGCCGGAGATTCCTGTACGTCCGCCTTTCCGGGGTTTCTTCGGCGGCGGTAATAGTGAAGGGGGGGGTGGCAGTCTGTATGCCGGTAATCATGTGCTGTAGAAATTTTATAGGGTTTTTCATCGCAAAAGTGCTGCTTGTTCTTCAGTGAGGTACTGCCAGGACTGCGGAGGGCGGGCCAGGCCGATTTCAGAGAGCGGTACGGCATAGGGAAGCCGCACGGGGCTGGTAAGGTTCCAGGCGCGGCAGGGGATGTAGGAAGACAGGTATTCTTCCGTGATGCAGGCTTCCCGCATCATCCACAGGCGTTGCCAGTTGTCCAGTTGTTGGAGCATGGGCAGCGCATACTTTGTCTGGCATTTTCCAATAATGGCATGCGCCCCATCCTTCCCGGATTCATAAAGCCAGAGCGTTATGGGGCCGTTTTTCATGGCGCGGGGTTCGGTTTTCCGCAGCTCCCATTTCTTTTTCTCTGACAAAATGAGGTCGGAGAACGGCTTTTTGATAGATAGAAGAATATCGGTCATTGCATGATTCCTTTTTTCTTATGTTTTTCCGTTCATAGCGTGGTTTGCCGGAAAAGCATTCAGCGTCGCAGAACCCTGCACCTCTTCAATATTTCCGCCGGAACCAGAAAGATGACTTCATCGTTTATGCCGTCTTTATAGGAGGCGGCGACTGGAACGAGCTGCTTGCAGTCAATCAAAGTTTGGAGTACTTCGTTGTCTGACATGCAAGCCACTGTTTCAGCGGGCAGGGAACCCAGTAAAATATTCCGGGCCTGCCGAAGTTGTCCAGCGTATGCAGCTATATCGTAGCTGCGTCCGTCTAACGGAACAAGCCCGTTATCCTTATCTTCTAACAATTCATTTATGTCCATAATTTATTCTTGTTCGATTTCCCAGGGCCATTCATTAACATCCTCGCAATAAGTACGGGATACATTCCCCTTGACAGTTCGTACTGTGATTACACAGTCTTCCTTATCGACGGATTCAACCGTGACCAGCCCGCACCACTTGTCATGAAGCTTATCGCCAGGATGAACCCTCATGATGGGAGGAAACTTGGAGATTAGCTTTTGAGCTGCTTTTTCCGCTCCTTGCCTGGTGGGGCAGAGTGAAGCGGTTTGCCATTTGCACTTCCAGCAAACGTATTCAAATCCGTAGCTTTGTACAGACGGCGCTAATTCTTCTCCGCACAGCGGACATCTAGGTGTTTTCATTGTTTGTCTCTTTCTTCTTTTTGCTCAAGTTCCCAGGGCCATTTAATAACGCCGGGAAGGTAACAGTAACCTTTATCAGTATAAATTTTTCCGTTATCTATATCTACCGATACGACTGTAGCATAGTCCTCCAACTCCACTAATTGCAGTTTATCTCCCGGATGTACCCGCATGATTGGTGGAAATTCAGTAATAAATTTTTCAGCCTTTTTCTGTGCTTCACCTATTCGTGTAGCCGGAGGGGTAGTAAAACCACAACTACACCTATAATAAAAATACTTATACATGGAATAGATAAACAACCCTTTACTACACATCGGACATTTAAGATATTTCATTGTTTTAATCCTTTCTGCTCAAATTTTCCAAGGCACTTGTCGATAAGTTGTCTAGCTTTCTCCCAGGCTTCTCCCTTCGATTCCCCATATTCAGTTGCTATTTGACACTTGCGACAGACATAATAAAAAGCAGAACGGTTTTCATAATGAAAATTACCCATATGTACCATCAGCGAATGGTCGTTAACTAAATCTAAAATTTTCCCGCACACTGGACATTTAAGCGTCTTCATCTGGAAATTTCTGCTCAAATTCTATAAGGCATTTGTCGATAAGTTGTTGACATTCACGGCAGACATTAAAAAACGGACGGTCATTGTGCCTGTCATAACCCATATGCTCCTTTTGAGCAGAGGCATCAACTAATTCTAATGCTTGCCCGCATATAAAGCATTTAAGTTCTTCTTTTTTCATAGTCATCGGTTAATTTCATCACTGTCTTC